GTTTCAATCCTAAGTAATTAGGTTCCTAGGTTTCCCAACCTGCCGTGTTTGTTTACAGGATGTAATCATTATTTAAACAAACTATGGCCAAACGCCGCACTTACAAGAAGAAATCTACCTATCGCAAAAAGAAGAATGGTGCTCGGCGCAGAGCACCTAAACAGTCCGTCCGCAAGCTTGTCAAGCGCGAGATTGCACGCGCAGTGGAGAACAAGACTATTCAGGAGTACGACCTGGGATTCGATATCCTGCCTTCTAGTGCAGGGACTGCGTTTGTTTCGTCCATTCATCCGATTGGACCTTCCCCGGCTCTGGCGATCACGCAGGGCGTCGGCCAAGCCCAACGCATTGGGAATCGAATTAAGCTTAAGAAGCTCATGTTCAAGGGGACTATTCACGCTAATCCTTACAATCTTACTACTAACACTTATCCTCAGCCGCAGGTGGTGAAGATGTGGTTGTTTTACGACAAGACTTTCCCCACCAGCTACCCCGATCCGTCTCTGGACTTTTTCCAGTTTGGAAACACCGTGAGCGGATTTCAGAACGATCTCACCGATTGTTGGGCTCCGGTCAACAAGGACAGGTATCGTGTACTGTACACAAAGCAGTGGAAGATTGGATTCAGCGCCTGGACGCCGGCTACTGGCACTCTTGCCAACTACGGCGGCTTGAACAACAACGACTTTCACTTTAACGGAAACTTCAAGATCAACTGTCTGAAGTACATTCCGAAGACAGTCGTGTACAGAGACAACAACTCTGATCCTACCAGTCGTCATCTCTTCGCCATGTTTCAGACAATCAACGCCAGCGGCACGCAGCTGCAGGCCACGGAGCGACCCACTAGGATGTCCTTCGTGGTTGACTGCCAGTATGAAGACGCCTAACTCGCGTGGCTACCCTGTGACTAGAGCAGCGTGGCTACCCACCTGTGTCACTAGGGTTGGGTTACGGGTTAGGGTTCTTTAATTCCCCCCGGGGGCGCGGGGGGCGCAGCCCCCGCATTAGGGCCTCGCTTGGCTGGAGCCGAAGGCGACCAAGCGGGGTCCAGGGGCGGCAGCCCCTGGTTAGGGCTCGCGAGGTCTAGCCAGTATTACCTAGACCTCGTGTGTAAAAACACTCCGCCCCAGGTCCCCTCCGCGCGCGCAGCGCGCGGACGGGGGCGGGCACGCGTAGCGTGCCCTGGGGGCGGAGCCCCCGAAAATTTTTTGCAGTACGTACTGTCCTTTAAAGATACGCTAAGAATAGTACGTACAATCTTGAGTTTTTTGAATTGTTGACCAACCAAGCTCAAACAAGCTCACAACTTTCTGTTGATCATGGCCCGTTCTCGCAACTATTGCTTCACCATCTACGATGATTCTGCACTTGCTCTTGAGCAGATGCTTGATCTCGAAGGTGAGATAGCTAAATACGTGATCGTTGGCAACGAAGTGTGCCCTACGACCGGACGTAACCACCTCCAGGGCTACATCCACTTTCACCATGCTAAGTCGTTGGCTTCTGTGAAGAAGCTTAACGCGATCGCTCACTGGGAAGTCTGCAAAGGCTCTCCCCAGCAGAACCGCGATTATTGCATGAAGGATGGAGACTGGTCTGAGAGAGGGACCATGCCTTTGACTCCGGAGGAGAAAGGCGCTTCCGAGAAGGAGCGTTGGCGTGCCATCCTTCTTCTTGCACGTGCTGGGGACTGGGAGGCAATCGCTTCCGAGTATCCCGACGTGTATGTCAACAAGCTGCGCATGCTGGAATACCTGCATGCCAAGCGTCCTGTTGAGATCTCTACTCTCGATGGAGAGATGGAACATCTCTGGATCGTTGGCAAGACTGGTTGCGGCAAGTCTCGCTATGCCCGCGAACAGTTTCCTGGCGCCTATGTCAAGGACCCCCAATCCCATTGGTGGGATGACTACGACCACCAGGAGACCGTCATCATTGACGATTTCGATAAGTTCCAGGTCAAGCAAGGCGGCGACATGAAGCGTTGGCTGGATCGCTACCCCTTCCAAGCGCAGGTGAAGGGCGGTATGCATCTGATCCGCCCTAAGAAGATTGTTGTCACCTCCCAGTATCATCCCAATGAGATCTGGGATGACGAGAAGACCGTGGATGCCATTATGCGTCGTGTCAAGATCCTCGACGCGGACAACGTGTTCAACCGTCATCTCTTCGCGGCCGGACGTGGCCTCAAGAGAACTCGCCACGTGTGCGAGATGGATGAGTCCCCGGCTCCCGCATCCCCGGATCGCTTCACCTCCCACCCCGACCGCCTTCTGGACGAGTTCATGGCGGCTCGTGGTTTCAATCCTAAGTAATTAGGTTCCTAGGTTTCCCAACCTGCCGTGTTTGTTTACAGGATGTAATCATTATTTAAACAAACTATGGCCAAACGCCGCACTTACAAGAAGAAATCTACCTA